TTCAATTGGTGGTATATCTTTCTTACCAGCGAGTGAGCATACTTATAAGCAAGCCCCATATCAAGAAATTTCTAAAGATGAGTATGAAGAATGGGTAAAAAAATCTCCTTCAAATATTCAATGGGAAATGTTACCTTTATATGAAAAAGAAGATGGGACCACTGGAACGCAAGAACTTTCATGCGTTGCGGGCGAGTGCGAGATAGTAGATATTAGCAAGTAGCAGCATGCTAAAATAGATTAGAGGTAAAAATGTCATATACCGTTTCTAATCTATATGCTTCAAAAATATTTGCTGAGCACCCTATATCCCTATGGACTCTAGATGAAGACTTTGCTTTTGTAAACCTATTAAGTGCTTCAACTCAAAGTCTATCAACATGGTCTACAGTAAACGGAACATCTGCCTCAGTCGCTTCATCAACATATGCAGATAGACCAATAACAGAAGATGGTATATCTTATATAACTAAATCAGCAAGTGTATCTCTTACTACTTCAACTTTTCCAACATTTTTTAATGAAAGTAATATAGACACAGATAAAAAATCAATATCGCTAAGTACCTGGTTTATATCAGGAACTAGCATAGATTACGTAGAACTAGGAATAAACGTTTCAGGAAGCGTAACATATAAAAGATTTGAAAACGATAGCCCATCAACATGGACACACGCTTCTTATACAGTAAATATTCCATCAGGATCAACAGCCAAACCAATAATAAGAGTTGGGTACTTAAACTTTGAATCAACTGGATCAAGTTTTAACGCATACTTTAATGGTATTTCATTTGCTCAATGGTCAGAAGTTTATAATAGAGATACTTCTGGATCAAAGCCAATGACTTTATCAGACTCAACATTGTCTAATGCAATACCAGTAAGTGCAAGTGCTTACAAGGTTCATCCAATACAGCCTTATGGATTTAACGATCAAGACACAGGTTACTATTTTATAAATCAAAATAAAATGCTTGCAAACAATACAAGCCTACCTATGGTATTTGGATCTGGAAATATAACAAGGATTAACTCTTCTATACATTCAGGAGTTCCTTCAATAGCATTACCTGGAAAAACATTTTTAAATGAAAGTGGTAAATATAAAAACTTAACTGCAGAATTTTGGATTAGACTATTTACAGATTCTCAAAATCCAGTAAGAGTATTTGGTCCAGTATCAAACTCAGATGGCTTATATGTAGAGCAAGAATTTTTAACACTAAAGGTAGGATCGTATACTAAATCTTACTTTGTTGGAAAATGGTATAGACCAATGCTAATAGATATTAGATATACAACTGCCAACGTAAGCGTTCTTTTAAATGGTGACTTAGTAATAGATATGGATATTGATGTTAATAATATTACCTTTGCTAGTTCAACACAAGACTGGTTAGGGTTCTACTCTACAAACGATGTTTACCCATTTGAACTAGACGCTGTTGCAATTTATCCTTATATTGTTCCAGAACAAATAGCAAGACGTAGATTTGTCTATGCTCAAGCAGTAGATAATCCAGAAGAAATAGTAAGTGATTTTAAAGGAGAGTCTTTCTTTGTAGATTTTCCATTTGCTAAATATACTTCTACTATGACATATCCAGATATGAATAAATGGTCATCTGGATTCTTTTCAAATTTAAGCGGTAATTCAAGATCTCTTTCTTTTCCAGATTATGAATTGCCAGAATTAAAATTTTCATATACCTCTGCTTCAGTAACAATAGATAGCAATATATCAAATAATTTCTTGAGTGATAATTACGAGATTCAAACAACAGATCCTACATTTATAAAAATGAGACCAAATGGATCATACGACCAAGTCCTTGGCAGCATATATTTTAATTCTATAAATACAATTAATACACCAGTATCCTCAATATTCGGAGTATTTGAAGCACCATCAGCATTGCCAACATTCTCAAACAGAGAGCCTATTATGACGTTTACAAACTCATTTACATCTGATAAGTTTAAGATATGTCTAAGTCAAAGTGGGTTAAATTATGAATTCCAAACATCTGCATCTACTTATCAAATAGCAAACTATTCTGCATCAGCATCCCAAGATCTATTTGTAGGTCTTGACCTAGAAGAAATGATAAAAAGTAATTTTGCAATAATAGGAAACTTTTTTAATAATCCTCAAAACGTATCGCTTAATTTAGGCGGGTATGAAGATAAAGTCTTTACAGGTAAAATAAGATCTTTAACTTTTAATAATAAGATGTTTACTATAAAAGATACATCTGAACTAACTAATACAAATGGAACAATATTCTTTACAGAGGCCGAAGCAAATCAAGAAGGCCTATATCCATTTACATATGTTGGAAACTATACACTGCTACCTATTAGTTCATATGGGGAAATATTCTTTGATATAGGATGTGCTGGATATTGGGAAGATTCATTGCCCCTTTCATATTTTGGAACCTATGTTCAAGATACAAACTCATCTCCATACTATGATTTAGATTTAATACAGTTTAATATTGATGTGCCAGGCCCAATAACATTTACAAGTTCAGCATCAGTAGCAGACGCATTCAGCATGAAATCATACATAACTCTTCAAGATTTTGAATTAGTGGGCAAAAAAACTTATTCTAGTTATACAACAACCGAAAGGGTTGGCTCAGAAAGAGTGTTAGACCTTTTACCAGAATTCTCTACACTAACCAAAAAATTTGAGGTAGTCGATGGAACTATCATATATCCACCTAAAGAATTAATAGACTTTGAAAACTACTATATAACAATACATTTGGAAATGAGAGTAAGAGGTATTAGGAGTAAGCCAGTTAATATAAAAAGAATGTCATTGACATCCCTTGCTTTTGATGAAACATCAGAATATAAAATAGGAACAAGAAGTGGACATTCAATAATTCCATTTACTAGGTCTGGATTAAACTATGATTATAAAGAAAAGAATCCATTCTTAATATATAGAGATTCAACTCCATACCTATACTTAACAGGTGACTCAGGAATATCAGTCCTTTCATATGAATCAGAAAAACTAAGAGGAGTATCATTCCCAATCAACGATCATCAAGCCACTCAATATAAACTTACAGGTCTACAGTTCTGGATGTTTTATAACAAAGACTCAGTTATTTCATCTACACAAAAGGTTGCAACCATCATAGCAACTGAAGCAAATGCTGGAATCAACGACTACTACGATATATTCTTAGTTCCAGAACTCAACGGAAAAAGGGGTAGCCTAAAAGTATATAAAAATAATGAACTATATACTAATGCCAAGTTCTTTATTAATGGAAGAATTATAGATGAAATGAAGATAGTTCCTTTAGAATGGACATCTATATTAATATCATTTACAGATAGTACTGATATTACTTTAAATTCTAAAACAGGTAAATTTGAAATATATGAAGGGTTCCTGGCTAATAATATTGCCTTCTTTCAACAAGAGTTTGTTAACTTTTTTTCAAAATTAACAGAGGGAAGACAGTGGACAGATCTAGACGCTGGGGTCTGGTCATATCCAACACAACAAGCAAGCCCACTAACTTGGCAACAATGGGGAGAAATTAAAATAAAAGATGTTGTTTCTCAAACAGGAGATAGTACTTTTAAAACTTATTTAGGACTTTCTGAGCAAGTATTTGATGATTCTGCAACTGCAGTTACAAATTCAGAAGGCTTCGATGTAATAACTAACGCAACTTGGGTTAAAAAAGAAGTTACAGCAGTATAATATGGTATACTTGTGTACATGAATCCAAAGAAACTAAAAAATAATGGCAAACCAAGAGTAAGTATAGTAGAAAAAAAGTCCGACTGGGGCATATACGTATGGAAATGTGACTTTGATGGCAAGCCTTTCGGAGATGGTCAAGGAAATATTATGAATATTCCTGGAAGACAATTCGATATAGAAAAGATGGCTAAGATCAGAAAAGCAGCAGAGTATCATAATGCTCCACCAGGAAAAGTAGAGTTTATGGCTGGTGTGACAAGGGTCACAGATGAAGAGCATGCAGAACAAATAGATAGAATGAAAAATGGCTTAATCCCAAGCCAAACAGATATTGGTGCCTGGATGGCAGCAGAAAAAGGATTTAGACAACATGGAAGATAACGAAGCAATAGCAAGAATTGATAATCTGGACAAGGTAGAAAAAAAGTCCAAGGTAGATCCATTTATAACAGATGGAGAAATTGTAAAGTCATATGATGGCTTACATCAAAATTTTAGAAGAAAAATAACTAGAACAGTTAATAAAGCCTTTCAAGGAATAGATGACACAAAATCAAAACAACTATTTCCAGAAATGGACATGGTTACAGCCTATGGTTTATTTGACGTAGTTCTTCCACCTTACAATCTAGATGAACTAGCCTACTTTTATGAAAATTCATATGCTAACCACGCAGCAATCAATGCCAAGGTAGCCAACACAGTAGGGCTCGGATACAGTTTTGAAATGACTGATATGACAGTTGCTAAATTGGAAGAGTCAGAATCAGAAGATCAACTCATGAGAGCACAAAGAAAAATTCAAAGAACTAAGTCACAAATGACAGACTGGCTAGAAAGCCTTAACGATGAAGATACATTTACACACGTTCTTGAAAAAGTATATACAGACGTAGAAACAGTTGGAAATGGATACATTGAAATTGGCCGTAAGGTCAACGGAGACATCGGATACATTGGACACATTCCAGCAACTACAATCCGTGTACGCCGTATGCGTGATGGCTACATTCAAATTGTAAATCAAAAGGTAGTATATTTTAGAAATTTCCAGGAATCAAAAAATATTAACCCTGTAACAAATGACAATAGACCAAATGAATTAATTCATATCAAGAAGTACTCTCCAAAGAACTCATATTACGGAGTGCCGGATACAGTATCAGCAGCAACCTCTATGGTCGGAAACGAACTAGCAGGCAAATACAATGTTGATTACTTTGAAAATAAGGCTGTTCCTAGATACATAGCATTAGTAAAGGGTGCAAAATTAAGCCCTGAAGCAGAGGATAAATTCTTTAGATTTATGCAGGCTGGGCTACGTGGTCAAAATCATAGAACTCTTTATATACCACTTCCTGGAGATGGACCAGACAATAAAGTAGATTTTAAACTAGAACCAATTGAAAATGGAATTCAAGACGGATCATTTGAAAAGTATCGCAGATCAAATCGTGATGACATTCTTATGGCTCATCAAGTTCCGTACTCAAAAGTAGGTGGCGGTGCAGGAGTTTCTATAGCATCAGCATTGGTGGCAGATAGAACATTTAAGGAACAAGTAGCAAGACCAGCACAAAGAAATCTGGAAAAAACCATTAACAAGATTGTTAAGGAAAAGACAGATATGCTTGCCCTTAAATTCAATGAACTAACATTAACAGACGAGCAAACTCAAAGTCAAATAGATGAGAGATACCTACGTATGCAGGTAGTCGTCCCAAATGAAGTTCGTGAAAGATTAGGATATCCCCTTAGATCTGGAGGCTCTGACCCCATTGTTCTTGGTGCACAAGCAAGAGCAGAACAAGTCGCCCAATCAAGTGGAAATCGTAATAGAGATCAACAAAGAACAGATAATGCTTCTGACTCTACCTCCACCGCAACTGGGCGAAATGCTCAAGGTGAAGGAAGAGCACAGCAATAATTTGTTATAATGTTATAAGTACCTATAAAGACTAATTATAATAGAGGTAGAATGACTAATTTATCTAAAGCATTTTGGCACTCAGAAGATAACAATATAAAGTTGTCAATGCCAATTGCAAAAGTAGACAAAGAGAAACGCACAGTTTCTGGTTTCGCAACTCTTGATAACATTGACAAGCAATCAGACATTGTCCCAACAGATGTTAGCATTAAGGCTTTTGAAAGATTCCGTGGCAACCTACGTGAAATGCACATGCCTATAGCGGTGGGTAGAGTAGTATCATTTAAATCAGATACTTTCTATAATAATGAAGAAGACAAATTTTATAATGGAGTATTCGTAAATGCATATATATCAAAAGGTGCCCAAGATACCTGGGAAAAGGTTCTTGATGGTACTCTTTCTGGCTTTTCTATTGGTGGTAGCATCAAAGACTCTGAAGAAATGTATGACTCCAAGATGGATAAAGCAATTAGGGTTATTAAAGACTATGACCTCCACGAACTCTCATTGGTAGATAATCCTGCTAATCAATTTGCAAATATTGTATCAATTGAAAAAATAGCAGACGGTAGTAACAAAATAGATGGTATTATTAGTAAAGTAGATCTTGAAAATGTTTATTGGTGTGAATCTGATTCTCTAGTAAGACTTTCTCAAGAAGAAGATTCCGCTTGCCCATCATGTGAAAAACACATGATAAATATAGGCTTTGTAGAATCAAATGATACTGAAAAGAATTCTGTGGTAAAAGGTTTACTGAAATCACAGAAAATTAGACTTGGTGAAAAAATAACCAAGGCTGAAAATCCTGATAAGGAGGGGAATAATATGGCAGAAGAAAATGTAGAA